TGTATCTGTCAAATCTATCAAGTGCTTTTCTATCCACCTTCGTAACTTTAAGGCGTTCGCACTTCTCTAAATACTCCCTTCCTTCTTCCGTTGCTTCATATTCCTCAATTACGCTATTCTTCAATAGCAAATCAAACATATCAACAGGCATATCTAATGCTTGATAGAATGATATGTTTGCGTATTTTGCTACCCTATGAATATCATCGGTTACGTCTCGCGGCTTTGTCGTTACGCTATCATCGTAAGCATCAGCGGGAAGTGAAGGGATGGTTAGTTTGGGTTTGATTTCAGATTGTAGGCAAATTCATTGTATGCTTCAATGATTGCGTTCTTAATCGGCAATGCCAATTCATCTACATACTTTCTATCAACCATAATACCCTGTGTGTTGCTGTTAAGGACTTCAAAGCAAAATCTGTTGATTTGCTCGATTACGTCCATTTTATCCCCATCCTTTGTCTTTTCCCCTAATACTTGAAGATACAGATACATTCTTTCGCTAACCTTTGGAATGCAAAGAAGTTTGCCATCTGGCATCTTGAAATCGATAGTCTCTGGCACATATGCCGACAAATCTAATAGTTTTCCCATTTCCTATTTCCTCCAATAAAATAAAGGGGGAAGATATTCCGCTATCTTCCCCCTTATTGTTTAGTTATACTTCGTAGGTTTCCTCAATGGTAAGTTTTTCGCCATCGCCGTGAGACATAGCCTTAAACTCTGCGTCAATGATGGTTTCTTTATCCATCGCAAAGGCAAGGCTAAAACCGCTGGAAGGTGTTCCAACAAGGGTAATTCTCAAAATACTTTCTCCATCGGTTTGAACGAAACGAATAATAAACTTCGTCATTTCGGCTACGCCTTTGGTTCCAATTTTTAAGGTTCTCTTGTGGGTCACGGTATCATCGGTATAAGTGCCGTTGGCGGTCAGTTTGGAAAGGGTTTCCACATTCCAAGTGATAACGCCAGTTTTGAAAGTGATTTCTTCGCCAGTAGTATAACGCTTATGAACGTTATAGCCATCGTCGAACAATTCGTATTCGGAAGGCTTAACCTCTACGCTTGCGCCGCCCTTGATATAGCCAAGAATGTTGGCTTCAATTTCCAAACTTGCGTCTGCGGGAATTGCCGCGCCAGTATAGGCTAAAACATAAACGGTTCCCGAACCTAATGTAAGTTTATCAGTCATTAGTTATTCACTCCTTGATATGATATAAAAGTAAATGATACGGTGGTTTTTCTTTCTTGCTTCGTCATACAGGGAACCACCACCATTCACTTGAACCTGTAAGATTTGGTCGTTTAAGGGTAAGTCTGCAAAAGTAAGAAGCAAGGTTTTTACCCTTGCTTCTATCGTTAATGACTTCGCCAGTGTATCCGTTATAATGGTAAGTTGTAGCCTNNCTTTACTTTATCGTCTGTTAGGCAAGTGCAATCATAAACGATACAGGTTCCTAAATCAGAAGTAGAAAGCGGATAAATTGCGGCCTTACCATCAAGCAAATTCTTTAAGGTTGTATCTGCGTTTAGTAATGCTACAATGCTTTCAATCATTGGCTAAACAACCCCTTGAAGTATTCAATTATTTGGTTTCTGTTGGTATCTACGGCATCTTGTAAGAAAGGTGTTGGCTCTATACCCTTTGTGCTTACAAAGTCGCCCGTTTTGGGGTCGTAGTAAGTCCAAGGAACATCCTTGCGCCCGTTCCCGTCCATCGCATATATGCCGGTTCCCTGATGAACGTAAGGCGCATAGTCAAGGTTGGAGCCAACGTAGCCCCTCACCGTGCCGCCATCCACTTCTACCGTATGGGTTATAGACTGGCGCAAAGTGCCATCCCTTGCGGGACAATTCTTCTTTGCGTCTGCCTCTACCTTCATCGCGGCCTTCGTCATGGCGGCTTCAAGCGCGCCGGGAAGCTGGTTATTTACCAGCCGTTCAAGGCTGGCCTGTAATTCACTATCATCAAATTCAATGTTAATCATCGGCTGATTCATCCAAGGAAAGATAGAGTATGGTATAGCGGCCATCCGCATTTACATAGTTGATTGAATAGGTTTTGGAACCGCACCTAATTTTATAGCACTCTTTAATTACTTTATTGTTTGTTATCCCAATATGGGAACTATTAACACTTATTACACTGTTGCTATTTAAGGTGTTGCCGCTATTATTCGATATGGCAATATCCGTTTCAAATACTTCTTCATATGTCTTAATGACTTCTCCGGTCGTATCTCTCTCTTCGGTCGGAGATAGAACAATACAGTTCTTCATCTTTTGTATCATAAGAAACGCGCCTTGCGGTATCGCGCCAATCCCGATAGCACTTGTGCCGAATAGCCATCAGAAAAGTTTTCACTTGCGCCGCTAAATGATTGTGCGGTTAATCCTTCGGTTCCTAACCTATTATATCTTTCCAATACCATTTGAATTATAATGTTTGAAGTTCCAGTTGGAACATCATCCCGATTGCATAGGGCTTTTAAATCTTCCGTTGCCAAGTCCAACAGAATAGTTAAAATGTTGTCCTTATCAGTTCTCCCAATAAGTATTCGTAGTTTTGCTAAGTAGTCCATTTTCTTTCCCCCTTAATAAAGGGGGAAGGGAAGTAGTTCCTTCCCCCAATCCTATTTAGTTATTAGGTGCCAGTTACCGCCTTTTTGGTAATCTTGCAAGCCTTCGTAGCATCGGCAAGGGCAACAAGGTAAGCGGTTCTCATATAAACACTATTCTTGCGCTTGTCTGCGTCGCGGTCTTGTTCGATTTCAACATCTTTCTTTAAGAAGCAAGTAACAGCGTCCTTAGTTAAAAGGTAAGCCACATTTTCGCTGGCAAGCACCTTTGAAACGATAACGGGAACGCCAGAAATAGAACCAATCTGGCCATTAAAGACAACATCGCCCATATGCGCGGCAATAAATTCATCTGCCTTACGAATATAAGCTTTCCAATATGGCGAAATAATAAGGAATAGTTGGCTTTCATCTTCAACATTCATTTCAGCAATAGCATCTACTATGGCTGCGTAGTCAATGGTAGCCGTTGAAAACTCGCTTTTCTTGATAAGAACATTACCAGAAGCGTCTTCGGTTTCCAGAGCCGCATAAAAATCATCGGTGAGTTTGTTTGCCATTACCTGTGTTGCGCCTTTCATGCCAACATCAAGAATGGAAGGGTCTTTCATAATATCTTCATCCAGATAATCGAAAGCCTGTTGAAGCATCTTAACTTCATAGGAAGTCGGAACATAGGCAACGCTACCTCTTGTGGTGTTGCCGATTCCTTCGGCTACTTCCTCTGCTGCGCCAGTGTAGGTATAGACATTAATTGTCTTAATCATACCCGCATCTGCGGCAAGAGTAGTGTCAATAGTCATTAAAGAACGCGCATTAACGGAAGTATAAAGTAAATCCGTTGCTTTGCTCTCTAATACAAAGTTCTCATAAACTGTATTTGCCATTTATAATTCACTCCATTGTATAGGCTTATTGGCCTAATAGTTTTTTTACTAATTCGGGGTTTCTTTTGTAGATTTCGTTTTGCTGTGCGACAGGCATTTTCTTAAATTGTTCTGTGCTCATTTCATCGGTAGAACCCGCGCCAGCCTTCGGGGTTCCGGTCGCCAAACGCTGCTTTACTGCGGTTTGAACGGCTTCCTTAAACAGCTTATCAAGGGTATCAAGGCGCGCTTGCGCTTCCTCTACATCCTCACCGATTGCAATAAGGTCGGCAAAGGCAGGGTTTAAACCCCTTGCGCCAAGCACCTTCATAACTTCATTCTTGTTTTGAAGAACCTGATATTGTTTCAGTTGGTCTTGAAGTTCCTGAATACGCATATCCTTTTCTGCGGTTGCGCGTTCCTTTTCATCCAATCCAGAAAGAGAAAGTTTCTTCTCATAGTCTTTCTTCTGTTTGTTTAGTGCTGCGGATACCCTCTTATCGGTTTCCTTTTGAAGCAAATCGGCAATCTCTGCCTGTGTGTATGTTTTTTGCTCCTGCCCTTCATCTTGAAGTTCAGTAGTCTTTTCCACATTATCTTCCATTGGTATTCCTCCATAAGTTGCTATCATACTGATAGCCCCTTCGTAATTAAGTTGTTCTTTAACGCCTACCCCTATTTCATACAAAAGGCAAAAGATAAAGAAGTAGTAGCTATCTACTCCTTTTACTTACTTATAACTCAAATTGTTCGCCGGGTCAAATACTTGACGAAAGGTCGATTACAGGCGCAAAGCAACAGCGGCAGCGCGGATGAAGCGGCAACTTCGGTTCTACACCTATGTAGTAAATGCCGCCTTCTTCCTTCGATTTTTCCGCGCAGACGCTACAAATTTTATCGTCATGCTCTGCTATAAATTCTACCTGTTGAACGCCAGCGGCCTTATAGGTTTTTAAAGCCGCCTCATTATACATATGGCTTGCTTCTGTCCTTATCAGTCTATCAGCTACATCATAGGATACATTGAAATCATTCATTAGTGCGGCCTTGATTTGTTCGGGGTTCTTACCCATTACTATCATGTTTTCCATATCCCGTTGTAGTCTGGAAGCAAACTCTGCGGCATTGCCATAAACCCTATCTGCCCAAGTTTTGCCCCACCATAGCCCTTTGGAGTAGTTGATATTCTTCCATTCAGCATCCAGAACCATTTTGATTTGCTGTTGGTTCAAGGTGTTGTATCTGCCGCCAGCGGCTACCAACTCTTTAAGGGTAAGTCCTGCGGTCTGGTTGAAAATGCGGCTACAAGCCTCGCTTATGTCGGCAAGCTGTTTCTTTGACAGAATACCTATTTCCTTCTCTATGGCTCCTTTAAGGTTGGCGTAT